GAACAGGTGCGACAGCCTTGCTTCCACCTCCTGCCACGGCATGCGTGAGGACAACACCGCCAGCGGATGGCGCAGGTCGATCATCTGATCGAGCCGGGCGCGGAAGAAGTCCTCGGTGGCGGGGCAGGCAAACATCGCAAAACTCCCAGAAAACGGCGCATCAGACCATCAAATCTGGGGGAAATTGTACTCGCAAACAGGCAATAACACAATGAAAATCATGAGGTTATGGATATTTCAGGGGCGACTACTTGGCACTGGCGCTTGCAAAGCAAGAGACTTGCACTTTGCTGACCGGCGACGCCAATTTGCGGATTGTTGCCAACAAGGAGCAGGTCAACGTCATGGGCACCATCGGGCTGCTGTGCGCCATGATCGAGAACCAGCTGCTGTCAGTCGACGACGCCTTCAAGGCACTTGACCGAATGAAGGTGTGCAAACGTCGGTTGCCCTGGACAGAAGCCGAAAAAATGCTGAACGCGCTGCGTTGAGCAACCCTCTATAAAGCTGCTACTCGATGAGAGTCTTGATGACGTTTGCCGTCTCCTTCAGCCGCACTGAGTCCAAACCTGCCTTGGCATCCTCGGTCGAGATGAATAAGGTCTTGCCCTCAACGAAGCCATTGCGCGTATACCACTCGCGCTTCCAGTCCCAGCCCCGCTTATAGTCGGGTCTGCTCAGCATTCCGAGGTGTTCCCAGATGATCAGATCGCCATCGGCAGTCACGAATGAGAAGTCGGGGCGAAGCCGTCCCGGTGCCGTAGCGCCTTCGCAGACGCGCTCGTACTCATAAGGGATGCCGAGCTGGAACAGCATGTTGGCGATAACCAGCTCCGACTTGCTGCGAACCAAGTGACCCTTCTCGGTTCGATGGATGAGGTGCTCCGCGAAGGGCACGGTGTCGTCAGCGACGCGGATGACGCCCTGGAAGATGTTCGTGTTTCGGCGCGCCGTCTCCGAGCGTTCCGGTCGCGTGAGATCGAAGAGCACCGTGGCATCGTCGCCCTCGATCAAGAGGACGAGCTGCTCACGCGAGCGCGTCAGCGCAGTGTAGATGAGCTCGCGCGAGAGCAGCCTGCAGTTTTTCGGCACAGCGACAAAAACCTTCTTGAACTCGCTGCCCTGCGACTTGTGCACAGTGAGTGCGTACGCGAGCTCCAAGGGGCCTACTCCACCCGGGAAGTCCCGCTTGCTGTAGCCAAAACTGAGTCCAGGGCGTCCCGCGAAGAGGACGTTCATCCAGGGGTGCTTGGCGGTCGCGACGAGTCCCACTTCACCATTGGCGAGATAGTGCTCGTCGGACGCCTTCCCGTCGTAGGCGTTGCGCCACTGATTCGAAATCTGGATGACCTTATCCTTACGGACGATGCTCTCGTCGCCAAGGCTGAGGCCCCACACTTCCGACGCACTCTCGAGCTCCTTGGCCCGGAAGCGTCTCTGTACCCACCGGTTGATATCGCGCACGCCGTGAGGATGCATCCGTACCGGGGACAGAATCTGCCACCTCTCAGAGCCCTCCGGCGCATCGAACGGCACCCAGCCGCGATCGTCGAGCCCGAGTGATGTGTCGAAGCCCGCCACGTCGCTGCCATTCTTCAACCCGAGGTGTTTCTGAAAGGACTGGAGCAGTTGCGATCGAAGCTCGTCGGGCGTTTTCCAAAACACGATCTCGAGGTCGTTGAATTTCTCGCCGAGCTCGAGATCGCTGAGGACGCGATCCGCATCGACGGGCTGCTGCTCACGCGTGAACCATGACGCTAGGCGCAGCGCGTCCGACGCAGCAGAGGCCGCAGCCGTTGCGCGCACCTCGACGGTTAGCCGAGCGAGGGCGTGCCCCAAGGGCAAATCATCATCGCTCTGCGCATCGGTGGTTTCGAGATACGAGACGAGGTCGGCGAACGGGCGACCCACGCCGATTGGGGGAAGCTGGTTCGGATCGCCCACCAGGATGAGTCTCTGCACGTGCGCGAGGTCGAGTGCTTCCAGCACCGCAACGAGATCGTCCATCGTCAGCATCGAGCACTCGTCGATTACGACTGTTTTTTCCTTCCGATACTTGTCTTTGCCGTCGAACTTCGGCCGCTGTCGAGCGCCGTCATACCGACCGAGCCGGTGGAGAAACTGAGCGACGGTCATCGCCTCGGCGTTCGTCGCCTTGCCAAGGCGTACGCGCGCCTTCCCGGTCGGCGCAAGAAGGAGGATGCCGTCCTTCGTGAGCGCCTCGGACAGCATCAACGCGCCCATAACCGACGTCTTACCCGTGCCGGCCCGACCGACGAGAATGCTCAGTCGTCGTGACAGTAGGCGTGCGAGCGCAACTGCCTGTTCCTCAATTGCCTGGCGATGCAGCTCGTTCGACTCGTCAAACTTGCCGCCTGCCTCCGAGATCGCGGCAACGAGTAGCTTCTGCCAATCCGCCTTCACAGGGGCGGCAGGCTTGCCGGCGCGCTTGCCCAGGACCGAGCGGAGTCGATCTTCACGCCCCTTCAGCTCCGTGAGCTGCAGCGCAGCGGTCGATATAGCGCCAGTGCCGGTAATTTCTACGAGTTCGATGACGCCAGCGAGCGTCGCGCAGTTCGTACTCGGCCAGTCCGAACCGATTACGCAAGGGTGAGCAAGGTCCAGCGAGGCGACGCGTTGCAGCGCCTCTGAAACGCTCAGAAGCGCGTCGCCGTTCTCCGAAGCTTCACGCAGCACCGCGACCAGAGCGGCGCGAAGACGCCGGGCGTCGTTCGGCGAGCCCACCTTCGAGGGTTCCGGGACTGGGTGCTTTGCTGCAATGGCCGCTTCAGGGAGCAGGCCACGATCGATGAGCCCCACGGACACCGGCGAATCGTTCCAGTCGCCGAGGTCCACTTCGCACATCCGATACGGGTTCGCGAGGATCTCCTCGTCGCTAACCTTCGCGGCCGTGCCCTTGGTCCTCTCCTTCTGGTCGAACCAGCGAAGCGCCTGCGCCGACGTGAGCGCGAACCGCGACAGCAGCTTGAGCAGAGAGCGGCGCTCGTCAGGGAGGCTCGCCCACGTCTCTCGGATCGCCTTCAGATCGTCCGCGTAGGCCGGCTGCGGCGGCTTCTGTTTCCCTCGGAGGATCGCATCCACGATCGGCCACGGGTCGGCGTCGGCCTTGACCATTTCCGACGAGCGCAATTCCAGCGCGAGGGCTGTGCCAAGTCGCATCCCGAGCGCCTCAAGAGTGGGGCCGAGCCCAGGGAAAGGCCCTCGGTCTTGCCATGCCTGCGCAATCTGCTGGTTGAGCCACTCCTCGCGACGCTCCCACGGCCCCTTCGCGATCCCGTGCTCCCGAATCTTGCGTACCGATTCGAGACATCGAACCAGCGTCGACAGTGCGATATCGGCGGGCGCTAGCTCAGCGGCGTAGGAAAAGACACGGACATGCGCCGGATCGGCGGGCACCGCGATTTCTCGAAGGAGTTGCTCACGCCGCGCATCTTCCGCGGCGTCGCCTGTCGGCTCGAGATAGTCGTGGTACGGGAGAAGGAAGCCGTCTTCTCCGTCCGGCCGGATCGTGTGCCGGACGAGAAGATCCCACATTAGGTGCGTGGGTTTCTTTTTCGTGACGTCGTAGGCCTTCGGCGTGGCGAGCGTGGCGATCCTTCCAACACCCATCACGAGCCGCGAGATGGTGTCGCCGAGCGGCTGGCCCTCCTTGCAGTAGAAGAACACCAGCGACCGCTCGGGCGTGAGCCTGCTGGAAAACAACTTGAGGATCGCCTCCTGCCTCTCGCGGCCGAAGACCCAAGGACTCGCAAACGGTGACTCATCATCGGGCGGAAGCGGTGTCGGAAGCCGTTCGTCGATCGCTTTCTGTTCGCTGCGGAGCATCCACGCGAACGGCACCACGAAAGTGGCGTAAGGCGGAACCTTAACCACGGTCGGCTTGAGGTGGCCGTGCGTCTCCTCGGCTTTCTTGATACCTGCGTAGGGATGAACAAAGCGCCGCGACCACTCATCGTCGTTCATGAACGCGCCCGATTCGGCCTTGCAGGCGGGGAGACCGTCCGGGGCCAGAGTGCTCCATTGCTTCCCTGCCAGCGCGTCCTCGCGTGCGTCGTCGCGCTCCTCGCGGATGCGGTCGAGTGCTGCACAAAAGGAGTTGCAAGAGGGCTGGCGGCACACGGTTCCGTTCCAACGGAAGTCGTGCCAAGCAACGCGCGCAGTGAGGTGGAACATCGGCTATTCAGTCCTTCCTTGTCTGATGGTGGTTACCGGCCGACGGCCGTTTTGGTGCTACCACCATGCTGCGTAATACGAGGACGGCACTTGATCTTCACCGCGCCCCGGGTGAAAGAGTCGTCCGAGGCCTTACTCGACCAAACATAGGCTTCGCCGGTTCCGAGATGGCTCATCTTGTCGGAGGTCAACTCGCCGAGCGCAGCATTCGCCTTCTGAATATGTTTCAACCACGCTGGTGAATTGAACTTGTGCATGATGATCTGTGAGGACAGTTCGATCAGAGATACCGGGACCGATGGTGGATCTTGAGAGGCAACCATGATGCTGGTTCCTTTATGTCGCATCTCACGTACGACCTCAACCAACCCGGAAACGAGATCATCGTTTTCGATATATTTATGCGCTTCGTCAAATACCACCAGCTTATTGAAGGCGCTTCCCTGGTAGGTTGCTTCCGAGAAAATCTGCAGCATCACTACGAACAGGCCGAGGGCCTCGTCCTTTTCGATGTATTCATCTCGCAGATCCACGATGATCAACCGGCCTGGACGAATCAGATCTTGGAGCCGCTGGCTATCATCAATATATTCGCTGGCGAACAGTAGACGTGTCTGGGCCAGCTCTTTCAGGTGATCGGATAGACCCGAGTTATCGATGCCTGCTCGCAGGGCATCCAAGGTCAGGTTATCCCGCAGCCCCCTCATGATGAGATTGATTTGCCGCATATACATGCTCTGACTGCCAATTGCTCCCATCAGGAATTTCCAGTGCGCCGCCTTGAGTTCGGAAGCAGAAAAGGCAATTGGTTTAACCTCAATATCGGGGTACTCGGTCCGGCGATCATCTACCTTGTTGGCTGGGGTAAGAATCAGGACATCCTTCAAGGCTTCTGGGTTGGCCTTGTAACGCTCACGAAGGATGCGGATCTCCTCATCCACCGAGTTGGCATTGATCATCGAGGTAAACTCCGGCGCATAATCCTGCGTCGGGCTGTAATGAAAAATGACCGTGGCGAGTGGGCTTGGCAACACATTGATGTGCTGAAGCGGCATGGAGGCCATCTCAATGACTGTTCCAAGGGTGTAGCTCTTGCCGCCGCCCTGAACCCCAAAGAGACTGATCGTGTGGGTATGGTTAAGGTCCAGCGCGATTTTTCTGCCGGAAACCTCTCCGAGCAGTCCGTACTGGGGAGACTCGCCATTAACGCCCAGCATGATGTCGTAGCCAACCTCTGCTTGAGACGCGGGCTCAGGTGTCGGATGCTGCTCTTCATTCTCAGGTTGAACTGACTCTTCCGGTTCAACTGCAACGGCGGCGGGCTGTTCGTTTTCTATTTTTTCAGGCGCAATGGTGGAAGGTCGAGGTGCTTGCTCGACGGGCTTCACCTTTTCTTCCATTTCCTCTTGGGCGGGTACGGATGTTTCCTTTACCGCAGGATCTGTTGGCTGGGTAATTGGAGCCTCCGGCTCTTCGTCCCAGAATTCATCCATCGTCCAGGATGTTGACCTGGCCCTCTTGGGAGCAATGAAAGCAGCTGTCTCGAGCTTCGGTACGTTCGTTATAAACTGCTCGCTCAGGAGGCGCGCGATCGGCTCCTCTTCAGTCTCAACGGAAACAGGCTTGCGGCAGCTCTCTAGCAAGGCGTGAATGAGATCCTTGCCGATGCGGTGGAATTCGATGCCGACCTCTTTGTCAGGTGCATCTGTCCCGTTCTTGTCGAAGTCGAAGATCAGTGCGGAACGTCGAAACTGAAGCGAATATCCCTGCTCAATTGACTCGAGCAGGCCTCGTGCCTCTTGTGCGGCAACTGTGTCAAAAATGCCGTACCGCAGGGAACGTTCAAGATAGAACCGAAGGATCTGTGCCAACTCCCGACTTTTGAGCAATCTATCTGGACGATCTGGTTTCTTTAGCGCCGGATCAAAGTGGCGTTGCAGGATGCGCTCGCTCTGGTTGATTTGGCCGGAGATCCGCTCCTTCAGTTGATTAAAGGCAGCAAAATCTCCCACCTGCGAATAGCATTTCACCTCTATCAAGTTGCAGGTGATCGTCCTGGTGGTCAAATCCAAGTCGAACAGTCCCAAGTCGGTGCGTTGCAGGCTAATGGCATCGTTGACATCGTCTGTTTCCCCGTTTGAGCGGTAAAGGTCCGTATGCGCATCCAAAGGCACAATGACTTGGTTGCTCAAGGCTCCTTGATATTCCAGATACAGTCGAGCCAAAGCTAAGCCGAGCGCTTCCGCCTGCTGCGTCGGCGCAGATATCAGCTTCAATGCGAGTTGCCCAGAGAGCGAACGTAGGGTTGCCAGAATCTGAACCGATTGCTCGCCATCAGCCGATAGTCCGTGTCCGAGCAGGACCGGCTTCAACATCGCCTCGAGTTCATCGCTTGAGCGTGAGGAAATAATTAGGTTGTGGGTAGCCTGAGAACTGGCTCCAGGAACGTAGTCGATAAGGTAATCAGGCCTGTTTTTCCGGCCGCCATGGTCGAAAAACTCAATCCCCATGTTGCGATCAATGGTGAATACCCAATCGCTGATTTGATGGACTTCATAGATCAGTTCTCGTTGAGCAACATCTAAGCCTAAGGTCACGACGGGCACTGACTTGAAGCTGGCCCCGGAGGCTGCAACAGCTGCGGTGGCGAAGCAGATGTGGCGGCTCAAGCTTGAAAGCAAGTCAAAGCAAGCCGCCTGGCTATCGGAATTGAGCGAGCGACCGACAACCGGTCTTTTGTTCCAGTAGGTTCCCGAGTCATCGTCAACAAACTCAGTGTTGAAGTCCTGAATCAGTCCATGAAGTGGTGTGACTCCCATCGGCTTCTCTGCGATAGAGAGTTCCTCAGCAGGAAACACATCTAGCAGCACACTAATATGGGCAGGGAACGCCTTGGCATTCGCATGGAATTCCGAAAGGGCATGCTTAGCCAGATTCAGTTTCGAGAACAGGTGACTGCCGGTCGAGGTTGCAAAGGCATCTGCCGCCTCGTTGACCGTAGATCCTTGACGAACCATCGATTCAATGGACTCTCCCAGTACTGGAGAATCCGGGTCGGACGTAAATAGTCGAACGTCGTAGCGCAAATCCGCGTGTTCGCGTTTCTGTTGCAGCGACAGCAATGCATCTGCGATGACGGATCCGGCGCCTGCATTGAACACGTTCAGCGATAACTCACGAACATATGGATGTTGGGAAAGATATCGCTCAATCTTGTCTGCAATCACTTTCCCAGAGATGTCCGCTCCTGCTGCTGACGGTTCTGCCAAGCCTAGCGCGGAGCAAATATCAGCCATTAGGCCTCGAGAGTTTTCCTCAGTAGTGGGAGCGTACAGAGCCCAGAAAGCATTCAGATTATCGACGGGCGTGAAAATGCGGCCATCTTCTACAGGAATCCCGACCGGATATGCCGATGGAACGAGGCTGTCCAACAATGCGGATCTGACATGCGGGATGTGATCTTTGCCGCCGGACTTGATCTTTTCAATCCAATCTTTACCCAGGGTCACCCAGCTGTTTAGCCACAAGGTACGAAGTGGATGTGTGGGGGAGACCAGAACTGCTTCACGGTGTCTGCCACGAAAATCCGTCAGGATCACGTGTATCGAATCCACCGCAAGGACATTGCGCAGCGCCTGGAGATGCTGTTGACGCTCAGCGCCCGATGAAATTTCAGCCTGTCGAATGAGATTCCGTACAAGGTCAAGATAGGCTTCAGCGTAAGCAAGGCAATCCTTCTCCGTATCTCGGAAGGCGAGTCCCTGCATAATCAATTCCGCCGCATCTTTACGTATGGCAGCGAATAATTCTTCCCTAGCAGCCAAGAACGATGCCATGGCGGCAGAAGTAGGCAGCGTCAACCCCACTTCTGAAGGAAGTTCAGCCGCATCGAGATTAATCTGCATGCGCCAGCCAGACGGATGCTTTGGTTCTGCCAATATCCGCTGCTCGATGGTCTTGAGCATGCGCGACATAGGAATTTGCACCGCCCCCTCGTGGCCAAATTTTGCTAGTAGCGTTTCTTGGCGTGATGCCTTTTTGGAACGACCACCTTCTGCCCAAGTAACACTACTTAGCGTTATTTCATCGGGGTTGCGCTCATCACCGAGGGCGGTAAGCTGCAAGCGGAACCGCGCGTGCTCGAGGCTTTGCTCAATTGGTATTGCCCGCTGAGGCGGCTCTTCCTCAATGCTTCCACCAGGAAGGACATAGAAAGGCTCACTCTCGTACGAACGCTTGGCAGCTCCGGAGCCCGAATCGGCCTCTAACGGAATCGGATCACCGTCAACTGTCCAAGGAAGAATCCGAATAGAGTGCCAACCTTCCTCAAACTCAATCTTGTTGAGCTTATCCAGCGTAACGGTGCATTGCAGCCGGTTTGGCGTCCAGGCTTTGACTTTCTTTGATTTTCCGACCGGGCCATCGTTCTGGGAAACGATCTGAACCGTAAAGTGATCCAGTCCACTGACTTTAGCTGGGTGAGGTGCGACCTCAAAAACCAGATTCATCTTGCGGCGATCATTAGGAACTAATATTTGCTGTCCGATGAGGCCAGATAGTTGTTCGCTGGCTTCATTCTCCTGAACGACCGGCAAATCGGTCTCCAAGACCGTCAGCAAAACCTTATCGAGGGAGAGCTCTTCTTGGAAAGTCCATTTGTCGAACGAAATACCCCACCAGTTTTTGTCCGTTGCGATGGGCGCAGTCCACGATTCCGGTTCTTGGATGTCGTACTTTTCAAAGTAGCTAGACAGTGATGCTTCCAGTGCCTTATCACTGAGCCCTAAATCCGCGATGCGTCCACGCACGGATTTGTGAGATGCCATCAGATTTCGAACGCAGCCCAGATTCCGTCGGATCTTACCGTTGACCATGCCAGGGTCAGCAAAGAGTTTGAAGTCTGGAATCAACGTCAATTCATACAAACTGGCTCCGAGCGTTTCGCCGTCAATTCCATTTTCTAGCGCCGTGAGTAGATATCTCACACGGGAAACGTCATCAGCAAAAATCCACGCTTCTTCTGCAATGATTCCAAAGAGGTCACGCACATGGCCAAGCAGCGTTGTAGGTAGCCGATTAAGTAGCAGATTGGTCAGATCCTCGTAAATCGCCGTAAAGGTCAGATCTTCGAATGTGGCCACGCCGAAGGAGTCCTCGGCACTGGTACGCAAAGATGTTGGAATGAATACCAGGAGTGGCTGGCGCAACTCACCGTTCGCATCTGGATTTCGCAGCTCCACCAGCTTGGTGGATGTCACCCGAAAAGGCATACCTTCCTGGTCGTGACCGCCCAGGATGAAGATATTCCCGTCAGGGCGAGTTCGGCGCAGCTCTTTACAGACTGACTCCATCACATCGTCGTCAAGGTCGGTAACTCGCATGCAGTGGCCTGGGCCACGATCGCTCAGTATTGCCTCGATACGAGGGCACAACAGGCCTGCTACCGCCGCGTTCAGTTTTCCCTGTGCCAGCTTAGTGAACGCGTCGCTCATGCGCGCTTCCCCTTCTTTTCCGTTCCATTACTTCTCTCAATTGCATAACGGGGAGACACCTTCTGGGTCACGTAGGCATCCGACAGATCCTCATAGAAACCGATTTCGCGCAGCCGACGCTTGAAGGCTTCAAGATTCAAGCGCAAAGCTCGCCGGTCCAGAATGCTGCTATTGCTCTGGCCGCTTTCTGGTAGTCGGTCAATATGGAGGCCATAACGGTTTCTCAGGAATCCCAACAGTTCCTCGATACGCACTTCCCGCGTGACAAACCGACCACCATCCTGAGTCAGCACGGCAATCTGGAGGAGGACCTCAAGTAGCTTGCTGCCCAATACGAATCGGCGAGCACTTCCCTTGGAACGTGACTGAGCCAAAAGCCCCGTCTCTTTGTTTTTCAACAATAGGGAGTCCAGGCACTCGGTGATGTACTGACGATGGTATTTGCCACGATAGGCCATCAATATTTCGATGAAGGATTCAAATTCTCCAAGGCCCATCGCAGTCACTGCGCGGATTTCTGGATCTACATCCTCGTTCCCAGAGGAGGACTCTTCGATCAGGCTGGCTAGGCGGAACTTGAAGTAAGCTTGTCGTTCAATATCGTGTTCGGGTTTTAACAGGGCAACGAGATCACCGACAGAAAATGTCCCGTTGGCTGGCGAGGCCAGCTTGCCGGTTTTCTTGCTCAGGTATTCCGCCATTTCATCGAGTTTCTTGACGGCGAAATTGGCCTGCACAAAGGAGGGGATCTGGCGATACAGACGGTCAGTAGACTTGCGAGCCAGCTCAGCCATGTGTGGGTTGTTCACATCACCCATGTCCACTACCAACGCGACACGGTAGGGACATCCTTCCATGGCATTGTCCATGCCAGGGTTGATCGGGCACTCCTTCGTTGTGCAGAGATCATTACCCGCACGTTGCTTTACCAGCTTGGGAAGCATCTGCAACAGTTTGAGGTGGTAAAGCGCCAGGTGGAATGCCATCAGTGTCTTGAGGTAGTCCACCAGCACGGAGCGAGGGATGTATGGCTCGTAAGCCAGCAGCCGCAGAATGTCGTCCGCCATAATGTCGGCCTGGCCGATGCATAGTGGCTGGAATCGCGAGGGCTCCTTGGAGTCCTTCATGTCCTGGGTAACTTGGTGATCCAGGCGCAGGATTGCCTGCGTCTCCACATCAACTGAAGCACTAGGATCGTAGCGGTCTGTTACCAGGTCGACTCCAGGGAAAAAGAATCGCCTCAGAGCGTCGCGAGCCGCCTGTCCTTTTCCCTTGCGAGCATAAAAAAGCATCCAGTACGCTTGTTCCGCAGCACCGTAGTCACGGGTGTGTTTCGCGTTACGAAACTTATAGGTATTCCCGTGTAGCGGCCTCGGCGCGGCCAGGGCCTGGTTGCTCTTGCCTCGATTCACCAAATCCATCAGATCGGTTTCTATCCAACTGCGGACAACATCGGGATGTTGGTCGAACCCAGAAAACCACTCGGGATGTTCCAGAAAGTCCGCCAAAAACTCATCTACCGATAGATCGCCTCCGCGTGGGGGTCTGCGGCTTGCATAGCCGTCATATTTCAGCCGAGGAAACAACATCGTCAGCACACGATCCATCTCAATGTGCTTGAAGTCCAGGTAGGAAACTTTTGGGGTTCTGAATTCTTTGTCTCTGCCCTTAATTGACATGATATTCAGCTCCCTTCTCCGAGACCTTCATGGTCAGGACACCGTTATCTTCTCGACTGATCTCGTAAAACTTGTGGCCCGCCTTTGTTAGCAGCACCTCTTTGTATGGCACCGAGGCGAGCAAATTCTTGAAAACCGCCAAGCTCAGGTAAAAGCCTTCTTGTTCCTCGATGCTTGGCCGATAGCCGTTATTGAGCCGCATTAGCATCTCGTAAATGTCCAAATTGATGCGTAGATTGGCTTTGTGGCCGTCCCCTGATGCATAGTGAAGCACCAGGGCCTGCGACAAACATTCCAAGAAGGGATGGGCGGTTGTTTCCTGATCGGTCCGGAGCGTGAAGTGTGCGCCGTCAAACAAGCGATAGCTGCGGATCGTGCCTTGTTCGACTTGGCGTACCCGAAGCGCTAGCTGGTTACCCAACCGTGCTGGATCGCTTAGTCCTTCTCCCCGATTAATGGCCCGAAGAATAACGGTCACCTCTTCAGCGCTTTTTGCACCAGGTAGCTCAATAGCAGCAAGGAAGGGATCGATACTCCCGTAGGGCAGCATCTCTTTCCATCCTGCATCTCTACGCTCGAAGAAGTGCCGGCGACGCATGTGGGAGAGATAATTCCTGTGCTTTACGATTAGCCGTGCGCGATTCTTCGACGAATAATCACGGGGTAGATTGCGGAACAGCGCATCAACCAATTCATCGTCATACGCATCTCGATCGGCAAACGAAAAGCGGCTCATCGCCTTTGTTTTTGGATTGAGGAAGCCCAATTCCCGATCCAGATCGGGGTTGCTGACCTCGGCGATATCAATCTCCCGCAGCAGTGAGATCAAACGGTCATTTGAGCCTTCGCCACCGCCTAGCCAGGAGTTGAAATAAAAGCCATCCAGAATGCGGTTCTGATTGTCTTCACCGCCGCTTTGGTAAAGCTGATGGATTCCTTCGCAATCTCGGGTGCCCACCAGCATGAAAGCCAAAGCCGAACGCAGGTCTCGCATAGTGATATGCAAGCGGCCACGCAGATGAGTAATGGTGTATAGCATCTTTAGCCGCTCAATCACCTTGGGGCCAGCTACCGGATCCTGAAAGGTCCGTGCATTGTGGTATGCGTAGCATTTCCCCTTGAGATCGCACTGTTCGCAAGCCTGCCAATATTCTTGCTGGGCCATACGGGTAACCAGGCGTTCCAGAATAGAGGGCTGATCGACTTCAGGCTCAGCAACCACCGACCGCAAATTGAGGTTGATTACGGCAATGCCGCTTTCAGGGGCAGCTCCTGCCAAGCCCTGCTGGATCTGCTTGGCGAGCAGCGGAAACTCGTCCTCGTGCTCCAGGAAAAAGTCGACCAGGCGGCCCTCGTTGATGGCGATTAGACGAGTCTGATTCTCGGGCCAGCTAGAGTTATCCTTGCCGGCAAAGGGAGCAAAGAACTTCTGAAGCACCGCATCATTGCGCTCATCGCCTTCATCCTGACTGCCGTCATAGTTGCTTTGGTAGGTGTGCCCCTTGATCTGGAAAACTGCACCGTTCGCGCCGCGCTGTAGCTGTGCGCCCTTGCTCTCGGCAAATGCCTCAAATTGCTGAATGAACGCCGTCTTCCCGTCACCGGCGTTACCGCTGATGATCACCAACCGAAACTCACCCGTGAGCAGCGCGGGCTTGAGCTTCTCATCCAGATAGGTCGGCACATAGGTGGCCTTGCCAACCTCGTCTAGACCACGCGTGCCGGCATTGGATACCTGGCTCTGGCTATAGAGGGTCAGCAGATGCGTGACAAAGGGGTTGGAATTTGGCTGCGTCGGCTCGAAGCCCAACTTCGCCATCACCTTGGGGCCGGCGCCGATTTCGCCCGTGGTGCTACCTGAGCGATAGCGCTTGACCTCGGCCAATGCCGTCAATAATTCTTCCGCCGTGGCGAAACGATCCCTTCGCTCCGGGGCAATCATCTTCGTGAGCACATTGATCAGCGACGTGCTCAGGTCGGCACAACCCTTGAACTGCTTTGGATCCTTGGGCTGGCCCTTGATCGGCGGCGTTGGCTCATCGAAGGGATATTTTCCGGTGAGACATTCGTAAAACGAGATGCCCAAGGCATAGATGTCGCGGTCGATGCGATCCGATGCGCCCGGCTCGGTAGCGTAGTCGTAATCCGGTGGCAGATACCGCTTTGTCCCGCCACCGCCTTGAACCTCGTCGCTTTCGGTGACCGCAACATTAAAGTCAATGATGCGAACACCCAAATCGGTCCAGAGGAGGTTAGAGGGCTTGACGTCCTGGTGGTAAACACCATGCTTATGCAGGTGGACCAGCCCCTCAGCAGACTCCCGCAGGATCCGCATCGAATCCTCGAGTGAAAGCGCCTCCGCATCGATCAGATCCGAGACATCCAAACCTTCGACGTACTCGAATACGATGTAAGGCGTCTGCTTGGCATCGGCCATGCGATCAGCCCAAACCACCTTCACGACATGCGGATGGTCGGGCAAATTGGTTAGGGTTTTGTATTCGCGGCGCAGGCGCTCATAAACGCTGCGGCGATCCTTGGTCACCAGCTTGATAACCCGTACGACGTCGCCCAGCGAATCGAACACCTTGTAGGCAACACCGAATCCACCACTGCCAAGTTTCTTTTGGATGCGAAAGCGATCGGCCAGGATGAAATCCTGAGGCAGATTACTCAGGTCGTCCGGAATCTGAGATAAAGCTGCGGCACGACCGCCAGCCTCTGCAGCCGAATCATTCTTTGCCTCCGGCAGGATTACGTCATCTAGTGCCTTGCGGGCAACGGCCGCGCTGATATGGCGCTCCTCGGGATCAAACTCGCAGAATTTCTGCAGCCATTCGTCTACGCCCTTGGGCAGATCTGGCTTGTGCTCCGAGGGCTTCATCGGAAATTTGCCGTCGGCCTCCATCATCTGGTCGACGCTTTCGAAGGGTAGTTCGCCCGTCAGCAGCTCATAAAAGATGAGGCCGGCCGCGTAGAGATCAGAGGCGATGCTGGCCTGGGTCGGATCCTTGAAGCACTCTGGCGCCTGATAAGCTGGCTCCAGGTCATCAATAATCTGATCGGCGATGGTGGAAGTACGGTTTTTACCGACTCGCGCGAAATCGAAACCAGTCACCCGGGCCTGCCCGCCCTTGGTCACCAGGATGGCATCGGGGGTCAGGTTGCGGTGGATCACCTCATGGCGGTGCGCATGGTCCAAGGCCGACAGCACATCACGCATCACCTGGAGTTTCTGGTCAAACGTCAGTGCCAGCGTAGGTTTGTTGATGTGCAGACGCAATGCCTGGCCGGGCAGATCCTCGGTGACCAGGACGACTCTGTCTTCTTCCTCATTTCTAAACAGATCCTTCACCGCCAGCACATTGGCATGAGTCGTCATGTGTGCCACAGCGCGGTAGGCATTGCTGATCTTCTTGAGCTCTTCCTTACGTGCAGCCTCGTCCTGATAGGGGTCGGCCTGATACACCCGCAGACGGGCCATGCCGCCGCTCTTACCCAGAAGATTATGCTTGGCGCGGTATTCGGTGTAGCGGTCAGTGCCGCCCAGCTTTTCCTCCACTTGCCAGTCACGGAACACCAGCGCCGCGCTCTTGGGCTTGGCGTTGCCGGTGATGGCCTTGGATATCTGGGAGTTAAAGCGGGTAATGTTGTCGAGCCGACTTTCCGGGATACGGCTCACGTCACGGAAGTATTTCAGACAGCGCTTGAAGTCAGTGACATCTGGGCTATCGATACCTGCTTGATCAAATACCGCAGCATCATCAGAAGTGAGCAGGACCGTCGCGTGAACGTGGGCCTTACGCAGTTCGATCAGTCCGTTGTTACTTTCGCGGATGATGGTCGCCATGGTCTTGGCATGGCTGCGCAGCTTGGCCAGCGGCGAGAAGAATGGCTGCCGCCCCTCCGGATACCACTTGGAGCCATACACATCGATATTGCCCCGCGTCCCTTTGACATCCACCAGATACACTGCGTGAGGTGCGAGGATCGCGATGTCGATTTCAAACACCTCCTCGCCCTGGCGCATCTCGAAATTGTGGAAGATCAGCCAGCCTTCGGGAAGGTGATCCCGAAGGAAACCAATGGCCTGGCGTTCAGATTCGTTCGCGGGTTGCCCGATAGGTATGACCTTCGCCATTAGCGCCCTCCGGCCTCAATGGTACGTTCGACGAGGGCAACCGCTTCCATCTCGAGCTTCTGCGAGTGCTTACGCAATTCGCCAGATCGCTTTACCAATTCATCGATTTCGTTCCGCTCCTGAATCGATGGTTTCGTTGGGATCTTGATTTCCAAGACGGCATTAAGCGGCAAGAATGGGATCGAGCTACCTGCTGCTGTCCTCGCCAACAACTGGTAGCCAACATCGGTCAAACACAAGAAGGCATAAACAAAACCTGGAGGGAACTCCTCGCTCGTCGGTCGCAATCGAAGAATGTGCGGAGAAGCAGCAAAACCATCCAAGCGGGAGTCAGCCCAGACGCCTCGGCCGATAATGCCTCCGACCTGGCCACTGCGTGCGACCAGTGTGTCATTTTCGTTGATGCGCCAAGTTTCCTCATCTCCGAGGAGTTGATTGCGTAGGTAACGCTCTGGAGTGATGGTCTTTGAGAAAATTCCGCCGCTCGTAATAAATGGCGTACCATAACCTTCCTCAACGAAAACCTGCTTCATTCGATTAGATTCATATCCAGAAACACCGGCAGCTGAGAGAGATATGCCATTGGCAGCAACTGTCAAGCTATCTGCCTGTTGCGCAATTGGGTTATGGAATGTGGCATCTAATCTTCTGAGCACATCCATCGAACTCGCCGATGAATATGCAAAGATCCGTGCTCCCGGGGCAAGCTTTTCTGGGAAACCACATATTTGATTAACCCTCCCCCCTGCTTGTTTACGAAGTTCAGCTGACTCAACTTGCGCATTAACTGCCTGTTGAATCATTTCGTGAACTTGATCTTCTACTACACCGAGTCGAGGGACCAAGAGATCAGAAATGTTTTCTGCTTCGATATGAACAATAATGGAACCAAATGTCCCTCCGGTAACCATTGGAAGTCCAAACTTGCTCTTCAGGAATGTGTATAGGTACCCTGCCTTTACCTTAGATCCATCTGGGATGACTTTTAATACATCCTGAGAAATTGCCGTATCGGTCATGTCTGGACGCATGTATGCCATACGCCCAATAGTTCCCGAGCGAGTTATTAGCGTTGTCCCTTCTGGGCACTGAAAGAGACTATTTCCAGAAACTTGTTTTCTAGAGATAAACAGAGAGTCAGTAACATCCGCATCAAGGATGTCCGAGCTTCTAAGAAATGGCATGCCGTGAACACCGTCTTGGGCCCAAACGATTTTGTCTTGCCCGACGTGGTACATCCCGGACAGCCCGCCATAGGTTAGGTCAACCAGATGATCTTTATGGCAAGCGAGAACCTGAAGCTTTTTCCTAGTCTCAATTGCCCCTTTTACAAAGGGGCCACAATCAAGTCGGTGCTCCTCTTCGATCAACCAAGTGCTGGGTATTGTTTTTACTATCATGCTGACACCTCCCCAGTCTGAATGAACTCGCTAAATTTCTCTGCAACTGTTGGCAGTTCATCATGAATTCGGCGGTCACGGCGCATAGAGCGACGAATTTCCACCTCCCCGCCCTGCCTTACTCGCTCGACCACCTCCTCGTCAAATAGCAGTTCTTCACCGTCTGGGGCTCGTTGGAATAAAAGGCTTCCTCTGGCATCCACGCCGGCACGATCCACCACGGCCATGAACACCTTGTATTCCGGATACTCAGTATTGATTAGATCTTCCTGGTTGCGGCGGCGAAAGACTAGAAGGCTAGCCAACGCAGGCGTCAAGCCGTATTCCTTAACCGTGACCTTAAATGGTTCCACCGGCAGATCGACACTAGCCAGCACTTCGCAATGACGCAGAATCCACCAACGGACATACTCTTGAGCGGGGTTGCCTAGAAGTCCATCGGGTAACAGAATGCCCACTCGCCCGGTACCCGGCTTGACCCACTGCAAGGCGCGCTCGATGAACAACACCTCGGGTGGCACGCCACCAGTATTCAGGTCACCTTCATTGCGATAGCCTCCCTCGCCATCCGGCGTCCAGTTATGCCCGAGTTCATAACGTTCCAGGATGGAGGTGTCGCTCACGGTGTCTTGCGTGGAAAACCATGGGTTAAGCAGCACCACATCCATGCTGCCCAACGGCAAGGCAGGACGGGCAGCCTCAATGCCATCCAGATCACCATCCGGGAAGGTGCGGGCATCGATGCGGAACACACGCCCTGGATTGCCGGTGGTAAACAGCAAGTTCATGCGACTGGCAACAGCCAGGAACGGGTCGATGTCACAACCAAGGGCATTGCTGGCCGCCCACGCTGCGGTTTCATTTTGAGCCTGGCGGATCTGATCGCTGGTTGCTTCCTCCGGCGTGGTGCCGAGGACTGCGAGCTTCTGCTTGAAGATGTGAACAGCGGTCATGGCCAAGAAGGTGCCGGTGCCGCTGGAACAATCCATGATGCGTTCCCCTGGTTTGGGATCAAGCATCGCCACAGCCATTTCAGCCACATTGAGCGGAGTGGGATAACGGCCTTCTCGGCCATCCATGACGCTGCGAGCTACTGCCCGGAACGCGCCAGTTCGGAAGCGAGGCTGGGTTTCGCTGAGAGAGTAGCGCGCCAACTCCATGACGATGCGGGCGGTCTCGTTGGGCTCCAGCGTCAGATCCCAACCACGAGTCAGCAGGTTTGGCTGCCAGACCTTGGCGGCAGCAATGGTTTCATTGATACGCTGCGCAATCGCCTGTTGGCCTGCCTCGGTAAAGGGTTCATCCCCTTTGATCCAGAACTTGCGTTCTCCGGCAGGCCGAGTCTCGTCATAAATCTTGGCCAGCATCAGCACAGCCAACTGCTTGAAGGAGTCCTTGTGGTCGAGCCCGAGGTTGCGGTTCAGGTACTGGCGGCAACGCAGCAGTGCATCTTCCAAGTTCTCGGCTTCGGCACTGACTTGGATGACTCCGCCGGTTCTTTCGAGATCGGTGGTACGCTCACCCGGTACCGGCCAGACCCCGAGGGGCTTGGCCCGCACTTCGAACCGGGTACGCTCGACCTGGAACATGAATTCTTCCTGGCCATTGGTCCACATCCCCAGTGATGCACCAGGGATCAGTTCCAGCAGTTCTTTGAGTTCGCGCAGATCGGTTTCAGCTTCAGCGATGGAGCGAAGCTTGTCGCGTTTCTTTTGAGTCTTACAGACGATGATGCGCTGCAGATTGTCGTTGGTGTGTTCTGCATTGGGACGGAAGATCGCGATGTCGATGCGCTTGCGTCCGTGGCCAGCAATCTGGGGGTTGTAGTTGACCTCCAGATCGTCCCGGTCAAATCCGTAGCTCTCAATGAGCTGGCGCAGCATCTTCTGCACCAGTAGCTTCTTGGGGGATGAGCTTTCCTTGTTGCCAGTCAGGATGTCGATGAAAAAATTGTCCGGACCGCTTTCCTCGGCGGCATCCTGCGGAGTCTCAATGAGGTCTTCGCCCTGGTCGCTCATCAGTTGTGCTCCTTGAGAAATTCGCGGTACTTCGCTGCGATAACTGGCAGGTCGTTGTCCTCGATTTTTTCTTGCCGGGTGAGGGTTCGCTCAACCCAGCCGCTCTTACGGTGGAATCGCTCCGTGAACTGGCGTGGCTCGAGAATTTCCTCGCCATCTGGCGTGCGCTTGTAGAGCTTGTTGCCACGACGATCGACACCTACCTTGTCGGCGACGGCCATGAAAACTGGATATTCCTCAACTCCGCCTAGTGCCTCTGCGCGCTTTTCTTCCTCGCTCTTGCGACGCAGGAACAACAAGCTGGTAAGGATGTTGACGTTGGCCTCTGCAATGAAAGCCTCCACAGGTAGATCGACGGAAGACAGCACCTGGGTTTCGCGCATGATCCACCAGCGGATGTATTCGGCGGCGGGGTTACCCAGCACACCGTCGGGCAGAACGATGCCAAGGCGACCAGTACCCGGCTTGAGCCACTTGATGCATCGCTCGATGAAGAGAATCTCAGGAGCGACGCTACCCTTGGGGGTTCCCGTATTGCGGAAACCACCTTCGCCGTCCGGCTCCCAGTTATGGGCAAGCTCGTACTGCTCGAGAATGTGCTTGTCTGTGATCGGAATGTCAGAACCGAAGGGCGGATTGGTGGCGATAATGTCCACCGAGCCCAGCGGGATTTCTTTCTTGGCACCCGGCAGGTCGGCCAAATGACCCAGGGGGAACTCAAGGGAGTTGATGTTATAGATGTGCCCACGGCCATCGCCCGCCAACACCATGTTCATCTGGGCGGCACGAATCAGGAAGGGATCGAAATCCGCTCCGAAAACATTGGCAGCGGCATACTCCTTCAGGCGCTCGTGGACGTTCAAGAACTCGGTGGTACTCTCACTCCCAGCCTGAGTTTTTTGTTCGTCTCGGAACTTCTTCAGCATGTGCCCGAGAGTTGCAACCAGAAAACCACCCGTGCCGCATGCCGGGTCGAGCAAGGATTCTGATTCTTTGGGATCAAGCATTTCCACGACCAGCTTCACCACGCCTCGCGGGGTGAAATACTGACCACGGTCGCCGCGGAGATTGACGCCCACCAACTCCTGATAGGCCACACCCTTGGCATCAACATCGGTGCGAGTGAAGTCGTATTTGGCTAGCTCTGAAACGATGAATGCCAGAGCCCGATCGGAGAGAGTAATTTCTTCGTTGCCCCGGAAGATATTCTTAAATTGGCTCTTGACCTCGGCGAAGAGCTCCTCGATGCGCTTGCGGATAGCCTTACGGCCCTCATCCTCAAATTGTTCTTTCGGGCCGGCCCAGAACCGGCGCTGCCAAGCTTGGCGCTGCTTTGCACGAAGATTCTCGTCGTGCATTTTGCAGAAAATCAAATAGAGGAACTGCCAGAAGGCGGCATCCTTGGGCATGCCCTCGTTGCCATGAATGAAGTTGTGGCAGCGACGGAAAGTGATCTTCAACATTTCATTGTCGGCGACGCGCGTATGGGCGTCGGAGATCACGTCCTTTGTGCCGACCGACTCATCCGCCATCGGCCAGTCGCCAATGGGGGTGCATTTGGTTTCGAAGCGCTTCTGCTCCTTCTCGATAAAGAAGAACTCCAGCCCATTGGTCCACAAGCCGTACTGAATGGCCTCGACCTCGCGCATGATGGTTTCGATCTCATCCAGATCCTTGGCGGCCTGCTCGAAATCACGAATGCGAACAGCATTTTTGCCAGCGTTGGGTTCCGGCCGACAGAGGACAGCGCGGCCGAGATTCTCAACGGTGTGTCCCTTGTCATGATGGAAGATGGCCACATCCACCTTTTTTCGCCCACCAAGAGAAAAATCCAGCTCCATGTCTTCGGGCGAAAATCCGTACTCATGGATAAGGGCCCGAACGATCCGCTGACGCACGAGCTCCTTGGGAGTTTCTTTGACCTGCTTGCCCGACACGTAGTCGAGTGTGTACCCGGCCGGAATAGTGCCCTCAGCGTGGGCTTGATCTTTTTTCCGGCTCATCGGGTGCTCCGTAGAATTGTTGTTTCGGTCATTTCTTCTGTCCTTCCCCAAAATCCTGGGTTGAATGCTTCTGTTGCTCCATCCAGGCATCGAGGTCCTTTCGCGAGAACCGCCATTGGCCCCTGACCTTGAATGCGGGGAGCTCTCCGCCCTGCGCCATGGAGTAGATGGTCTTTTCACCAACCTTCAACAGGGCCGCCACGTCCTTGATCGTTAGCACTTCTTCGCCTTGCACTGGTCTCTCCTAAGACGACACTTGGAGTCGCCTGTTGATGCGCAACACCCAAGGATTGACAAGAAAAGACAGATGGTACTCTCGCATGCCATATTCTACCAACCTTGTTCTGTGTTGCACAACACTAAACAATGGGCTAAAATGAGGCCCATGAATAGCTTTGGCGAAACCATTCGCGACCTTCGGGTCGCACAAGATCTTGGCTTGCGAGAAACAGCAAGCAAGATCGGCATTTCGCCTGCTTATCTGAGCAGGATTGAGCGGGGTAAAGAGCGCCCCCCCAGACCGGAGGTTGTTAAGGCGCTTGCCAAGGAGCTCGCTGCCGATCCAGATGTTCTGTTTCGCCTCTCCTCATCGACCGACCCAGAGGTTGTCGATTTCTTGCATGACCAGCCAGAGGCAATGGCGTTTCTTCGTTATCTCAAAGATGCCTCGTTCACCGAGGCTGAAATGAGGCAACTATTGAAGCTTGCCGAAGGCATCAAGAAACCCGCGAAGTGAATGACGTTTTCACCGGTGAAGCAATAGAGCAGCCTCCGCCTCGCGCCGAGCGACGAGCCCCGGCAGCACCTTCCCGCCCCCATAGACCCACCGGCGCAGCTCCTGGCAAGCAGTAGCCCAGTCACGCTGATTGACGCGCCGACGTAACGTTGATGTCTGCAGCCGCCCCGCGCCAAGGTTGAACGTGAAGTCGACAATGGCCGCTAGCCGCCGCTCCGGCTCAGTGGCCAGCACTGGGCAGAAGCGCAGCGTCGCCGCCAGTGCAGTCTGCAGATCGCGCGCCAGGTAGACCTCAGCCTCTGCCTCCGTGATCGGCAGGTGCTTGGGATCGCAGAGATGACCGTACCCAATCGTCCAGAACCCTGCCGGGCAGATGTAGGGGACGGCGGTGATCTCGACGCCACGCCTGACCTTGCGCTCGAAACCTTCGAAGCGCTTGGCCAGTTCGATGGCCACCTTCGGCACCTCGATCACGACCGCACCCGGTCAAATACGCGCCCGAGGAACCAGAAGTTCAGTACCCCGGCCCATAGGGCTTGGTCTGCCTCCGTCCATGCATACAGGATGGCAACGCCCCAGCCTGCGCCACCTGTCACGGCGGCTGCGACTGTTGCCGTTTTGGCAGCGCAGTACAAGGCCATGAACCAGTAGGCGATGACGGGGCGTACGCTGATCGACAAAGCATCAGCCCAGCGCACACCAGTTTTCTCTCCCTGAGTCCGAACGGCTTCGCGCAATGTTTCGATGGCTCCGACGTTCCATGCCGCGTCGGCACTCGCGCTGATCTCTGACAGGCACCTTCGCAAGCTCGTTCTCTACAGTCGTCAGTTTGAACTACGACCTCACTCTCTACTGGGCGATGCTGCTGTTCAATGCAGCAAACGGCAGCTGGTTCAAAGATGCCTTCCATCATGGTGAGTTTCAGACGGATTGGGGGTATCTGCATAAGCCACTTCCCCCCGCTACAGGCGCCACTTTGGTGTTTTACCCTCACGGCAGTCTATCGGTGGCCCGCGACTACATCGGCGAGGAAACAAAGATTGCGGTCGCTGCAGGTGATTTACTTGAGACGATTACGCACCGATGGTCGTCCGGACGCTACGTGCCGGTTTTTGTTAGCGAGGGCACGAGTAAGCAGAAAGTCGCCGCGATTCGTCGGAGCCACTACCTGACGAACGTGTATGAAGAGGTTCTGCCCAGCCTCGAAGAGAGGCTGGTCGTGTATGGCTGGAGCTTTGACGAAAGGGATCAGCACGTGCTCGATGCCATCTCAGCGAATCCGCCGAAGCAAATGGCTGTCTCGGTGTTCACGGGTCAACCAGACGGAGATCAGCAGGCGTTCTGCCATCAGGTGCTCAAGGCTACTGGCCGGTCCTTGCCTGGCACAGAGGTCACGTTCTTCGATTCGCGGAGCCCGGGTTGCTGGAACAATCCATGATGACGTGCTGAGCACTACTGTTCAGCGGCAACCTTCATCTCCCTGATCCACGTTTGCAGTGCCCTCAGTTGCTCGGCATTCTCGTGGCAGGTTTGATAGTTGGCGGCAACGGTTCCGGCGACGGTAGAGAGCGCAATGCCTGCGGCGGCCGCATCAGCATCTCGGGCGGACTCGGGCAGTTCACCGGCGGCGGCAGCGTCGTGCAGGCGCACAAAGCCACGGTTGATAGTGCAAGCAGCATCGGCTTGAACGGGCACATAGACGGGAACCTCCTTGATGATGGTGTCGCCCTTCTCGCGGACGACGCGGACGCGGTCGACGTACTGGGTGACGACCTTGACGGTGGCTTGCGCCTGCCGTTCGCGGACGGCGGCGGCTTGCAGGGCTTGTTGCTGGATGGCGGCATCCCATTGCGCTTGAACGTGGCTCGCACCCTTGATCCAGCCGAAGCCGACCAGGGCGACGCTGAGCGCCGCGAGGGTCAGCAGCCGGTACGGCCACGGAATCAAGTTCATGGCGCTTCTCCGACGCACTGGCGGTATTCGGACTGCCGACGCGTGGCCAGCCCGCCGCACAGGCGTACATTGGCAGGCAGCGCGCAGTCCTTGCCCTGGAAGAAGCGCCAGCGCAGCAGCTCGGAACAGGCTCCGGCGTAGTCCTCGGCGTTGAGTTTCCTCACCAGCGTGGATTGGCAGAACGCGCGGCTGCCGACGTTGTAGGAGAAGCTCACCAGCGCGTCGTACTCGTGCTGGGCCAGCGGCACGGTCACGCACGTTTTTAATGCGCCCTCGAACTGCTGCACGTCGGTGAGCGCGCGGGCCAGCGCCTTCGGCGGCGTGGTGGTGTCGCCGATCTTCACCCCGGTGGTGGTGCCGAACCCGATGGTCGGCACATCTCCCTTGACCGGAATCACTGCGCGGTCGGTGTAGCCCTCGTGCAGCACGATGCCGACCAGAGCGGCGGCGGACAAGGTCAACGCAGCCACAGTTTTTCGTTGCGGTGGCCGGATCATTGGTGCATCTCCGGCTGCGCCACGATGCGCGCAACGGTCGCGCCGATGCTGGCGGCAAAGGCCAGCAGCACGAACGCGCCGCGAGGCAGCACGTCCCCGAACAGCGGCACCACCACTTCCCGTCGCAACACGCGCCGCCAGTCGTCTAGCAGGCAGATCTTCGGCTTGGCAGTCATTGCACGCCTCCCATCAGCTTCAACTTGATGGCGGCCCCGACCAGTAGCGCGGCCAGGATTCCGGTGGTGATGACCTTGACGGTGGTCTGCCACGCGGTACGGCGGGCATCACGCCAGGCTTCCAGCAGGTCGCGTAGTTCGCGGATGTCACGGGCGGCGTGGCCGTTTTCCAGCCCGAGGTGGGCCAGAACCCGTTCGGCTCCACGCTCGGCAGCTCGGGTGAGCAAATCATCCAGATCTTCGGCTCGCAGGCTCAACACAGGCTCGGCAGGCAATTCAGGAGAATAGGATTGAAGTTCTTCAGACATAAGGGGGCTCCTTAAACACAAACACCCGCGCTGGCAAGCCAGGCGGGTGAACAAGAACCAGGGCAACAGGAAACCGATCGGTCTGCGACGATCAGGCGCTGGCAACAAGATCAGCGCTGTGCACGGCCGGGTGCTCGGCCACGCAGGTGATTTCCACCTGCTCGCCGCGCGGGCGCACTGCAATCACTCGGGCCAGCAGGCTCCACTGCTCGGCGAGGCCAAACGCGAAATGGGTGCGCTCGGCCGACAGGCCGGTTTCAATGGAGATATCAGGCAGATCGGCAAAGATCACCTGCTGCACATCGCTACCCGGCCTAACGGCATGCGGGCCACTGACCCCTCCATCGCGACGGCGCAAGGCCATCACATGCGGCAGCTCTTCCGTGAAATGAACCGACTCGGACAGCGTGGCGGTGTGGGTGTCTGCTTCCCAGGCGACGATCTCACCACCCGTGCCCCAACTGGGCATGTCGTGGGCAATGGCGATCAGGTCGCCGTAGGTTGGAATCAGGCCTTCCAACTCGGTACGCAAGGTGATGATGCGTCGCCGGTAGCGATTGGCTGCGGCCAGGTACAGCCCTTCACGCACCGCATGCGCTTCAGTCGTGCAACCGAAGAGGCGCAGCTTCGCTGGGTTGGCACTGCTGGAGCCCGGCAGGCTCACCGTGACTTCATCGGGCTTCCACGTGCGGCTGCTGAAGAATTCGACCGTCACCGCGTCCGCCGTTTCCTCACCCGGCATCACATACTGGATCTTCAGACTGTTTTTGACAATGTTGCGCGGGCTGAAGAGCGCTACCGGCAAGGTTCGAGACTCGTCGCGCACCAGGCGCACAATGCCCCCTTGGAGAAACGGCACGGCCCGACCACAGCGTGCCACCCGGGTCAGCGCCTCCCAGACGGTCACCTGCTGGTCAAACACGCCATCGAACCGATCGCCACGGTTGAGTTGCGCCAAGGCGGCCAGATCGATCCGGGCATCCGGCAGCTTTGCACCATAGCTGGCGCGCAGGATGTCGGCGAAGGCCCAGGCGATTGATCGGGTCGGAACCGGTGCAGACCAGCCTGATTCGGAAGACCAGACCGACAGCTTGCGCGTGACGATGCAGTTGATCAGGCGGCTCGAGCGCTGTGACAGGTTGTCGGTGGCACGCATGCGGATCGCGAGCAGCGTGACGTTTTCAGGAAATGTGATACCACTGGTCAGATAGCCGCGGGCCTCGCCCCAGCGCACTTCGTGACCGGCACGTGAGTTGGTGTCCTTCCCATCCAGCCGTGTGGCGCGCACTTCGTATCGACCTGCGGCAACCGGGTATTTGTAGGACAAGCGTTGCGGCGTGGTGGTCGCGGCCGTCAGGCTTTCACTGCCCAGAGTGAACCAATCGCCCAACGCGTCACCCTCGGCATCGATGGCGCGGGCTTCGACCTTCCAGCTGGCACTGCGACTGTCCAGAGCACCGGCATCGTTGGCGTAATACAGCCCACGTGGCAGCAGGATGTCGATGCCAATCTGCGTGACGTCGCTATCGGCCGGGTTGATGGCAAAGCCCCCGGTCCAGGTGCCAGCCAGCAGCTCCTGTCCGGCCACCTCAGGCGCAGTCACCACGTCCGGGTTGAACAAGATCACCGGACTGCCTGGCGGGACGATCTGGTAGGTGACTTCCTCGAACGAGGCAATGGGCGTGTCTTCGATGCGCAGTTGCTCGATGTCGTATTCGCCCAAGCCGATGCAATGCAGTTGGTGCAGGTATTGTTCGTTACCCTGGTATTCGCCATAGGGCGTGGCGGCCAGGTCCGGATAGACCAGATGGCGACCGTAAACGACCGGGATGGGTTGCGCCAGCCGCGCATAGTTGCCCTGGCCTTGCAGGCTGTAGGTGGGAGATGGCTGCGCCAGACTCCCGCCCGACCCAGCAAAGGACGGCATGTTGGGTGTAGGCAGCGGCACCAATGCGCTGACCAGGGCGGAGCCTGCCGTCATGATGATGGCCGAACCCACGGCAGTGGCCAGGTTGCCACTGAAACCCAGGCTGGCACCCAAGGGGCCGCCATACACCGTGGCCACGACCATCACCGCGATCATCAGGACCGTGCGCAGTGGGTTCTTACCGCCGCTCCCACCTCCACCGCCGCCCTGCGGCAAGGTGATGAAGAGGACGACGCCATCGATGGGCGTGACCGCCCAATCAGCGCGCAGCACCGGCGTGCCGTTCTTGATGCAGACAGTCGGCTGATCGAATTCGGCAATGCCCTGGGTACCCAGCCACTGGCGAATGGTTTGCCTCGGGTCGGCGACCATCACCTCGCGCTGGCTGGGCTGGAAGGGGTTGCGCAGCATGATCACTGCGCTTTGTTCAGCGTGAATCACTGGCTCTCCACAAATCGGTAATAGCCTTCCACCCGCCAGCCGTGGAGCAGGAGTTCGGGCAGTTTTTGAAACACGACGCCGGCGTCCTTGACCGCGTGCAGCACACCGCCGCCATCGACGGCGAGCCAGACACCGACATGCACCGGGTGGCGGGATTGGCGCAGGAGCACGGCATCACCCTCGGCGGGTTGCACCACGCTCGCCCAGCGTTCTCGCTCCGGATGGTCGCGGAAGGTGCTCATCACAATGCGCAGGTCGTTGGCATTGACCGGGATTTCCGGCAAGTCACGGCCAAAGTGCTCGCGCTGGATGGCCAGGAACAAACCCCAGCAGTCGAACGCATTCGGGCCACGCGCACCGGCGTGCCAGGGCCGACCGATGTACTCGGTCGCCCAGTGGGGAGAGGGATTCATCGCGTGAGCCCGGGGAAAGTCTTGGCGGTGTAGCTGATGCCGGGGAACGCCTTGTTGCCGACATCCAGCATGCGCGCCCGCCCTGTCACACGGAAGATATCGGCCTCCACCTCGGTCAGGACCAGATGAATCGGCGGATCCATCTGCGGGCCTTCTAGATCGGTGGACAAATACGGCCGATAGGTCACCTCGATCACCGATTGCGACTCGGCCGCTGCATCCAGGTGCCTAACGATTTCACGCGAGACGTTGTCCAGGGTGACGGTGATTTCCGGCACCGGCATGGTGTCGACCGGCGGCAGATCCAGCTCAAACCCCATGGCGACGAACTGCACGCGTTCGCCGGCTTGCAGCGGCGCTTGTAACTCCAGCCGGGCCCACAGGTCACCGGTATCACGCACCACGCGAATGGCAACAGGCAGTCCAGCGTCATCCACAAATGCCGGATGCCGCAATTCCAGTGTGTGCAGGATGATCTGCTCGGATGAGGCGCTGGCGTAGGCCTCCTTGATCGCTTCAGACAAAGCGGTATTCGGCATGGCGCCCTCTACAGAATGACGGGGTACGGGACGTAGCTGGTTTCGCTGTCGTCCTCCGGCAATTGCGCTTCGCCCGCATAGCCACTGGCCAGCACCTGACCGTCGTCAAGCAGGAACACCAGGCCTTGCTCGGAGCTCAAGCCGTAGGACGAGATGTCTACCACCCTGCGTTGCGCGATACGCACCAGCTCCACGCTACTGCGGTTGGTGGCATCGCCCAGGCCTAGCGCGCCATTGCCGTTGTAACCCCAGGCATAGACGGTGCCGTTTTCCAGTAAGGCCGCGCCGTAGTTGTTGGACCCAGTGCCGCCATGCACGGCCTTGACCACGGTGTTGCCCACCGGCACTTGTACGAAGTTACCGCTGTTGCTGCCGTTGGCATTACCCCAGTAGGCACCGGCGCCACAGGCCCACAGCGTCTTGTCGGTTTTCTTGAGAAAGGTGAGCGGGTAGTCGTAGCTGCCGGCGTAGACATCGACCACATTGGTCGCCACCTGCACCGGGGTGAACTGGTTGGCCAGATTCCCATTGCCCAGTTGGCCATAGTCGTTGGTGCCCCAGGCATGCAGAGCGCCGGTGCTGTCCAGAGCGAAGGCGTGCACGTAGCCGCCGAAGACCTTGACGATGGTTTTGCTAGCCAGGCTGCCACCGGCGCGTGGCATGGCGACGTTGGCCTGATTACTGGTGCCGTCTCCCAGTTGCCCGTTGCCGTTGTAACCCCACGAGTACAGGGTGCCGTCGTTCTTGACTGCGTAATTAGCCGTATAGCGCTCCCGGCCAGCGGCAACCTGGGTGATGCCAGCGAGTACGGGCAACTGCACGAAGTTGTTGCGCTGGGTGGTGTCGCCCAGCCCCAGTTGACCGTATCCGTTGTAGCCACAGGCGTGAACCGTCCCGTCGCTGCACAGGACCAACGTACTGTTGTAGCCCTCGGTGCCGCAGTTCAATGCCAACTGAGTCACGGTTTTACCAGCGATCGAATTGCTGGCGTTGGCACTCATGTTGTACGGCACGGGCTGATTGGTCGTGTTGCCGGTCGCCAGCTGGCCGTAGCCGTTGTAGCCCCAACCCCAGAGCTGACCGTTCTTGTCGATGCAGTAGCCATTGGTGTCATGGCTGTAATAGAGCTTGGCCGCGCCTGGAAACCCTGGCGGAAACGCCGTGCGTGCCGGATAGGAGCGCGCATAGGTGGTGCCATCCCCCAACTTCCAGTTGGCGTTGCGTCCCCAGGCGCGGACGCTGCCATCGGTCATGATCAGACCAAATTGGCGGTAGCTGTTGGGCTGCGTGTTGCTGGCATTCTCCGGGAGCTTCAACGCCTTGGTGCCCGAACGCACATCGGGGGTGGCCCAAACTGGCACGCCCTGCGCGCCGATGGTCAGCACCTGCCCAGCTTGGCCCACGGGCAAGGCCACCAGCTGATTGCCATCGTAGTAGATGACTTCGCCGGGTAGGCTCGACACCCCTTGCGTGCCTTGCGCAAACAGATCCCAGGCGGGGGAGTTCGCATGCGGTGCCACGCCCGACGTGGCATCCACCAGGCACACAAAGCTGTCGCCGTTGTGGCCCACCACATCCTGGCGGGCATAGATGGCGCTCGCGTCATACGCGCCGCGCCAGGTAAACGGTTCCCATGAACAGTCCTTGAAGAATGGAATTTGAAAAGGTTCAGAACAGGATCGGCGACGGCGCAAAGCGATGGTCGCTGTCGTCGTCACCGGTCTGGCCATAGCTGCCGTAACCCGTGGACATCACCTGGCCATCGCGGGTGAGGAAATGGTAGGCGCCGTAGTGGTACTCGCCACCATCGCCACAGCCCATCACACCCGAGCGCGAGAAATCGACAATGGGTCGGTCAATCAGCACAAAACGGGAAGGGGTATTCGAAGAATCGGCGTAGCCGTTGCCACACTGTCCAGCGCCACCCATGCCCCAACCCACCGCTTTGCCATCGGCACGCAATGCCATGGCCGACGAGCCATAGCTGCTGCCGTACATGCGCAGCTTGGTCACTTGCGTGAGGGAGTCGCCACCAATGGTGGCCCAGGTGGTGCGGTCACTGCCGCCGCCAATCTGATAGTTGTTGTTACCGGTGTGACGGACTGTGCCGTCCTGCATCAAGGCCAGGGTGCGACCGTACCCGCCCGATATCGCATAGGCGTCGGCCACGCCATCGAGCACCTTGTAGGGGAACAGGGCGTGGCCCGTCCAGATGGTCCCGGTGTAGCCCGTGCCCCAAATGCCGGAGGTCTGACCCTCGTCGTGTCCCCAGCGATAGAGCGCTCCATCTTCGAGCAGCACGCCATAGCTGCGGTAATACTGGCTGCCAGCCACCCAATGGGCATCGGACTCGGAGCAGAACACTTTTTTAACCCGCTTCTCGGTACCCCAAGGCATCCAGAGACGGTGCGTGTACTGGTCGCTGCCAAAGCCGCAGGAGTTGGCTTCGCCGGCAACCCAGAGTTTGCCGGCTGTATCGATCAGGTAGCTGGCGGCATAGGTGCCACCCGACAGAAACACCGCCTTGATGGGCGTATCGACGGTGAATGGCACCAGTTGCGGCGAGGTCACCACCGAGGCGTGCCCCAGGCCCAAGCTGCCCTGCTGGTTGTTACCCCACACATAGACCCGACCCTGGGCATCCAGACAAGCCAGCATGCGGTAGCCGTACCAGTCATGACCAGTGATGACTTGCTTGACCACCGCATTGGCAGGCAATTGGCCCACACCATTGACACGTCGCGGCACCGCATTGGCGCTGGCCGTCGGTGAGCCATAGCCACTATTACCTCCGGCGTGCCAGAGTCCACCCTCAGCATCGATGAAGAAGGTGTCATCCCACACGCAATTCACGGACACGATGCGTGGTGTGCCGGGTGGGAATGCCACCCGTGCCGGGAAAGTGCGACTGATATCCCCCGTGTTGCCGGTGCCCTGTTGGCCATAAATGGCGCGTCCCCACGCACGGACCGAACCATCGTTCATGATCGCTGCCATGAAGTAGTTGGCGCTGTGATAGTCCGCAGCCGCGCGATCGGTATTCATGAGCGCGGTTGCAATCGTGCCATTGCGATCGGCCATGAAGCGGAACTCCACGCCGTCTGTGCCGTTGGAATGCAGCACCATGCTGCCAATACCGCCCACTGACACACCACCGGTCAGCAAATGCCCCTTGAGAATCGCGTCCTGCTGACCCAAGGCAAAGGGCTGCGGCTGGCCATGGCGGATCACCCAAGCGCCCCCGTCTTTGAGAACCACATCACCATCGCGATAGCTGAGGTAAGGCGAATAAATGCCGCACCAGCGATAGCCGAGCGCCGAGATGTCGAGGTTCACAGCCGTACCTCCAGCGCGTTGTTCTGTACGGCAAAGCTCACGCCTTCCGAGATCGTCCAGGCAGTGAAGTCGTTGCTATCAAACGCTTCCTCACGCCCTTCAGTCAGCAACAGCTCCGAGCCGTCACTGGACAGATGAAATCCATAGAAACGCGGCAACGCAGCGGTGTGGACCAGTTCATACCCGGATTCATCGGCCTTGACCTTCAGGAGCATGCCCCGTGCACCCGTCAGCACATCGGGCAAGCCCACCGCCAGCAGACGGGTGATGACCTGCTGCAGCACATCTTCGGCATCGACCAGAATCTGGTTGCCGCTGCTCTGCACCAGTTGCAAGACGGCAGTCGTGTCGGTGATACCTTGGCTAGCCGCAGACTGGGCACGGTCGGCTTCGTTGGCGGCCAACTCGGCCGAGGTCAACGCATCGTGGGCGGCTGTCTGGCTTTGCGCGAGGATGCCATTCGCCGCCACATTGATACGCTCATCGGCATCGTGCAGAAGCTTGGCGACTGTGACGACCACGCCGCCTTCGGTGATCACGGTATCTTGGGGGCCGCCATGCACGACGGCATGCAGTAACGCACTGTCAGCCGCCACCTGCGTGACGGCATTGTGCAAATCGGTTTGAAGGCTCATGGTGAATTGGTCCGGGATCAGATTTCAGAGAGCAGGGATAGGGGTAAGCGCACCGGCAAGGTGATGTGCACCAATTGATGCAGTTCGCTGCCCATGGCAAAGAGGTCTTGCGCCTCGAACTCGAGCAGCAGGTTGAGCGCACCTTCATCGAGCGTCGGACGCTCACGAATCTCCAGCTCACCCTTGACCTCCCAGCGTCGCGCCGACAACAAGCGGGCTTCAAACTGGCGGGTGAAGCGTGCTTCGTGGGGCAGCAACCCAAGGCCACCGAGTAAGGTGATCTCAAACCACTGGCCGCCCTCGTCGGCGTGGTACTTGTACCAAGCCTCGAAGAGCGCGAACTGGGTCTCCAGGAACAGCCAACGCACGGTGATGCGCGTGGGCGTCTGCCGAAACCGGCGCCTCTGACGCGCAGGACCCGACTCCATGTCGGTGCGCAGCACGGCTTCCTGGGGCGTCAGGCCATAGCCCTCGACCGAAGGCAGCGGCAAGGTATTGGGCCACTGAACATTCATCGCATCGCTCCGGCAGCGGGGTTCAAGCCGTAACGGCGCTCCAGAGTTGGTGCCAATCCGGAACCTTGGGAGATGGACCGGGCCATGCGCGCTTCCATTTGCTCGACGATGACATCGAGCCGGGTGCTGCCATCGGGCTGCTGTTGCTGCTCGACGCGGGTTTCGACACCACTGGCGCGGTTGATCACATTCACTTCTACATTCACTTGGGGCTTGGTGCCGACAGCGCCACCCAGAGCTCGCAACTGACCCGGCGTGAACACCGCTTCACCCTGGCGGGCGATGATGGGTACCTCGCCCGAAACCAGGCCACCGGTATGAAACCGCCGTGCCCCAGTGAACACAGCACTACCGACCTGCCGTGATGGCAGCCCATCGGTGCCCAACAGCCCACCGCTGTGCGCGATGTTGGCGTTCACGCCCAGCAGGTCCCCGTATCCCAGGGGCAGCGCCGTGCTGGCGGACGGTGTTAATAAGCTCATCGCCCAGTTCGCCAGCGGCAAAGTGATCGCACGCTGGATCTGGATACGGATCAGATCGCTGATGATGGAGTTGGCCAGGCTGTTGAAGTCCAGCTTGCCGGTCATCACGAACTGGGTAAGCGCATCCTCCATGGACTTGAACGCACCCGTCACCGCCCGTTCGGCCTGCTTGGCGGCGTTGGTGGCGTCTTCGATGTAGGTGCGTAGCGCGGACTTGGCGCCAAATTCGGCAGAGCGTTGGTAGTCGGCGTTGGCGCGGACCAGACTCTCGATGATCGGCAACTGCCGCGCCAATGCATCGTTGATCGCTTCGATCGTCTGCGCACGCAGATCACCATCCTGAATCTGGCTGGCTTCTTTGCGTGCAGCAGCGGCAGCCTTCTCCAGCTCGGTGCGGGCTTGCAGAACCGTGCGTTCGGTGTTGGACAAGTCCAGCATCTCGCGCTGCAGCTGCATGCCTTCGATGCGCTGGCGGTTGCCACCGATCAGGGTCTCGACGATCTTGCGGGCGTTGGCTTCTTCTTTTTCGTAAGCCTCGAAGGCTTTGTCTTTCTCTTTCTGACGTTCGATGGCTTCGAGCACCTGGATGTAGCGCTCGGCTTGCGCGGCCACCCCTTGGTAGCCCTTGGCCTCGATCTGCAAGGCACGGGCGCGCAGTTCGGCGGCTTCTCCCTCCTGTGCACGGGTCAGGCGCGAGCGCAGTTGGTTGAGAAAGACCTCGCCCTCATTGATCTTTTCTGCAGGTTTGGGTTTCTCGAATCCCGAGAGATCGAGATTGGGACGTGGCTTGCGGGGCAGCGTTGGCAGAAACTTGTCATAGATCGCTTGGACTTCCTTGGCTTGCGCTTCGGTGTACAGCACGAACTTTTGCCCCATGACGCGCACGGTGCGGCGCTGTTCATCAAAGAACTTGGCGACCCGATCCGCGTAGCCGGGGTTCTGGTTGATATTGAATAGTCGGTCGTTCGCCGCGCGCACGTAGTCATCTCGCGCGCCCTGAAGCTTGGCGATTTCCGCGTCGATGAGCTTGGGGTCATAGCCCATCGACTTCATCGAGCTTAGGAGATCCGTCTTGAACCAGGTTTCGATGTCTTTGCCCACCACCGACAGGCTGTCAAACGGCTGGGCAATGACGCGCTTCAAGAGCACCGCCGATTCGGCAATGAAGGCCAGGCCCGAAGCGACCGATTCAAGAAACACGAGCGTGGCTTCGCGGTTGGCCGTGATCCGCTGCAGCTCGTTGCTGAAACTGCCGGTCTCGGTCTGCGCCAGGACCACCTGCTCCGTGAAATCGGCCAGGATGGGTATGACGGCGGCACCGATCTGGCGCTGCACGCCTTCGAAGATGGCGGACAAGCGCGTCAGGTTGTCGTTGAAGACTTCCGAGGCCCTGGCCACGTCTTCAGACATGACCAGACCCAGGTGCTGCGCTTCTTCCATCAACGCCGAAATGCCTTCGCGTCCCTGGTTCAGGAACGGAATGATGGCCAGGCCCTCTTTGCCGAAGAGCTTGATGGCCAGGGCGGCCTTATCGGCCCCGTCGGGCATGGCGGAGAACTTCTCGGCCAGATCCAGCAGCACCTGCTCGGTCGGACGGATCTGTCCGTGCACATCGGTGGCCGACACACCCAGCGCCTTCAGAGCGACGCTGCCCTCTTCGCCGTTGACCTGCGTGTCGAACATGGCAACCGAGAGCTTTTGCAGCGCCTTGGTCAGGCCTTCGGTGCTGACATCTGAGAGCTTGGCGGCGTAGTCCAGCGCGGTCAGCGCCTCGACCGAGACCCCGGTCTTTTGCGAGAGCTTGAAGAACTCATCGCCCACCCGGGCCACCGGCATGACGAGCGCCGTGATGCCAACGCCCAGCGCGGCGATGCTCGCACCCGCGATGAGACCGGCGGGACCGAGTTTGCCGAGGACCGAACCCAACAGGCCCAGACGTTCGGTGGCTGCTTCGAGTTGAAACTTGGCATCGTTGGCCGCTGACGACAGCAGTTTCAAACCACTGGAGGCCGGGGTCGCCGCTGACTCGATTTTCTTGAGCGAGCGCTCC